CCAGGGCGTCGTCCGCGAACAGGAGGAGGATCAGGGCTTGGGCGGTCAGCTGGTGAAATATACAACTGATACTGGCGAGGTGAAGACAGGTATATTGATGCCAGATAGATTCGACCCTAATGGCTTGACTACGGATTCGCCAATCAACAGCGTGGCAGATAAGTTTGAGCTTTCATCATGGCATGGTGGTATTGACGAGGTTACTTCATCGGATGGTGAAGTAAATGTGAAACGCATAGATAACTATCGTGGCAACTTCTACGAGCTTCGTGTACCGAAGAGCAAGGCGAAGGGCGGCAAGTACTTCATGGATGAAGATTTGCTGAAATTGGTTAATGGCAATAACTTCGAGACAAGAGGTAATAATATGCTTGCTGAGTTTAAGCCAGACCAGTTGAAGCCAGTACTGGACCGCCTGTCTAAAATGGGTGTGAAGGTGCAGGAGGAGCGCAAGACTACTGAGGATGAAGGCACTCACTTCCGTGAGGAACGAGGCTTGCAGTATTCTAAAACAGATACAAAAGATGTTAAGAATAGTAGAATCATTCCGGAAGATGTAGATAAAAATGTATCTTCGCAGATTGAAAAGAGATTCGATGATGAGGTTGAAAGACTTTATGGGGACATTTCCGACCGTCCAAACGTAAAGAGATATGTGGAGTTGATGGCAAACAAGTTTGCAGGCACACAATATGTTGACACTTTCGACATGGACAGAGAAGGAAATAAAACCAAGAAATATGATGGTCTGGAATCAATTATTGATTCTCTTGATAACAAACTTAAAGATATTGAAAAGAAGTATGGAATCAATCAAAGAGACAACATCTGGGACATTGAAAGAAGAGTCAAGGAAGGAAAGAGTCTGTCCGAAGCAACCGAAGGAAATGACTCGAGAGGAATGGATGGAGCTTCAAAGTGGGATAGTGGACGAATTTCCGGAAAGTTGGCTGGAACAGGAAAGGATGAAGGAAAAGTTGTTCGAAACGGAACTGGAAATAGCACGCCTGAAAGCTCACTTAGAATGCTCGAAGCACTGGATGAGTACAAACGAGTTGCAATGCTCAAAGCAGCGGCTGAAAGAGCTAGAGAATATCTTATCGAACGCTTCAACGACTTCCGGCACAAATACGGTCTTGAAGAAGGGGAATGGGCTAGCCAGGATTTGGCAGAAAGGATATTCAATGATAACAACAGCGATAAGGAAGTTCAAAAGATCTTTGATCGTATTAGAGGATTAGTAGAGGTTCTCGGCACTAAGCTGAAACATGGAGTTGATATACGAAAAAATGTAACAGGTCACTATAATCATCCTGAAAATTTCATTCTGATTGATACAGATTATTTGTCTGCCATCGGATTTAAGAAGCAGACCTTGGCGTCAACTATATGCCACGAAATGTTGCACGTTGTGACATCGGACATCATCAACCTTTACCGGAAAGGTTATGGTGACTTACTGAATGATAGCCAAAGAAAGGCGGCAAAAGAGGTGGTTGATCTGTATGATACAATCAATTCTTACTATGAAAGACATTTTGATGGGGCAAAGCCTTATGCGCTAACAAATCCTGCAGAAATGATAACGGAGCTAGCAAACCCTACATGGAGAAGAATCGCTGCACAGATGCCTGTTGCAAAGGGATGGTTCAGAAAAATTGTTGCAGCCGTAAGAAATATGCTTGGTTTTCCTCCAAAGGTTAGTGCTCTTGATAGACTAGATAAGGCATTAGAGAACGTAATCAGGAACCTTGACTACGGTGTATTCCAAAAGGGCGCAGAACTCAACAATGAGATTGTCAATAGTAAGGTTACTGACCCAGAGTTAATCAAGCGACTGGAAGAGGAACCTAATATTAAGGTTTATCGTGCCATGCAGGTTATTGACGGAAAGCTTTATCCACCTATGGCTGCATCGGTGGGCGGTAAACTTGTTGAGGCTAACGAGCTTGAGCAGTGGATTCGTGCCGACGAAAACCCAGAATTGGCTATCCCAGATATTGACCCTAAGACTGGCGAACAGAAAGTTGATAAGAAGACTGGCGAACTGAAATGGAAGTTCAAGCTTGATAAGGGCGGCAGGGATGCCACCGGCAAGAAGGCAACAGATATAAATGCTGCCTACAATCCTTACTGGCACATGTCTCGCTCTCCATTGAACGACCAGTTTAAATCAGCTTGGATTCGTCCTAACATCGTTGTCGTGGAATGCGAAACACCTGTTAGCGAACTTTCTAGCGGCTACAAGGCAGATAGAGCCAAGGATGCTGTGGGTGAAGTTGACTGGAAGAGCGGTAGCGTGAGCGGAGAGGTGTTCAAACAGACTGGCAGGGCAAGAAAGGTTATCCTCTCTCGCTGGTGCAAGCCTGTTAGAGTGCTCGATGATGCTGAGGTGGCTCAGAAAGCAAAGGAGTTTATCGGCGATGCGAAGGTTGAGATTCCTGAGAATGTGCTGACTCCTAAGCAGAGAATCGCCTTTGAGGAGGCTGGCTTTAAGATTGGTGCTCCTGAGAAGGGCGTGAAGAAGTCTGAGCAGATTGTGGAAGCTCTGGAGAAGGGTCTGACTGTTGACAATACCGTTCTTTCTGATGATGGTGCCAAGTTCCGCACAGATAACGGCGAAAGCAACTACCCTGCTTCATCGGTTGAGAACCATATCGAAAAGGTGGCCCATAAGACTGGCGCAAAGGTGAACATGGTTTCATCGGTTGATGAAATCACCAACAAGGCGGCGAAGGCAGCTATTGAGGAAGGCAGAAAGATTACCGGTTGGTATGACGAGAAGACTGGCGAGGTGCATCTTTACATGCCTAATATCCACGATAGATATACTGCCGAGAAGACTATATGGCATGAGGTGGTTGGACACAAGGGAATGAGAGAGTTGTTTGGTGATGAACGATTCGATAAGTTCCTTCGTGAAGTATGGTACGACTTGGATAAGCCTGAGAATGCGGCTTTGAAGAAGCTGGTGGATGAGGAGAGAAAGTTCAATCCTCTGAATATCTATGATGCCATTGAGGAAGGTATCGCCAGACTTGCCGAGGATGGCAAGGGCGAAGCTGGCTTCTGGAATGGTATCAAGAATAAGGTATCTGATTTCCTTCACGAAATCGGTTATCGTATTGCTCCTAATACTAAAGATGTGAAGTATCTGCTCTGGTTGAGCAAGAACTTGCAGAAGAATCCGAATGATCCTTATTGGAAGCTGAGAGCCGAGGCGGTGAAATACCGTCTCGACCATGAGCGTATGCCTGCTGTTGTGGCGCATGATGGCATGTTCTACGGAAATGACGGAAAGGTTAGAAGTATGGATAATCTTACCAAGGCTGAGTGGAACGAGGCTACAGATGGTGAGATTCACTTCCGCACTACCCCATCTGCCGGCACGGCACTTGACAGATACCATCGTTCACTTGACGAGCACGGCTATATGTTCACCGAGAGCTATATGGATAATATGCTTTCGTTGAAGAAGTTGATGAATGCGATTGTGCCTGACAAAAAGATTGAAGATATTGACTCTTCGGAGAATCCTTATATGCTACAGAACACCATGCAGGGTGCGATGAGTGATGCGGCTCAGATGTTTGAGCGTAACGTGATGAAGCCTCTGGATAAGGCGATGGCTGACGTACTGGATGCTTTCGATGGCAAGAAGGATGATGAGAAGATTAGAAACTTCAATCTCTACATGATTACAAAGCACGGCTTGGAGCGAAACCGTATCTTGTATGTGCGTGATGCTTTGATGTATATGCGCATGAACGAGAAGACCAAGAAGCTAGCTGATACTGTTGAGTTCGATTGGAACAACGAGAAAGCTACCCTTGACGAGAAATTGGAGCGTGGAGACATCGACTTGAAGACTTATTATGAGCGCATGGACGATTTCATCCGTACCTACGTGGATAGTGACAATAAGTTTGATGCTGGCGAACATGACTATTCGGGTATTCACGCTATACAGGAAGTGGATAAATCTTCTGATCCTTACGATGATTCTGAGGCTATCGCTAGCGTGATGGATTCAGAAGCGAAGATGGAGAGTATCAAGAAGGGGTCTGTTAAGGACTATTGGGATAAGGTGAAGGCTGCAACCCAGTATTCTATTGATACTGACTATAAGAATGGTCTTATCAGTAGAGAGCTTTACGGTCATGTATCTGATATGTTCAACTGGTATGTGCCTTTGAGAAAGTATGATGAGGCTACTGCAGAAGATACTTATGGCTACATTACTGAGCAGGGCGACCCGAAGAGTTACATCGGAAGCACGATTATGAGAGCGAGAGGACACAAGTACCTGAGCGAAACAAACGTGCTGGCGCAGATTGGTGCGATGGGTAACAGAGCCATCAAGAACGGTGGTATGAATGCTATCCGTCAGGCATTTGCAAGATTCGTAAGAAACAACTCGAACAATAATCTTGTGACGGAGACTAGGGTTTGGTACGCCGATGACCCTATCACTCACACCACCGTGGAGCGTTACCCAGACATTCCAGAGGACGCTACGGCTGATGAAATAAATCAGATAGTAGCAGACTTCAATATGGAAATGAAGGATTTGGAATCAAAGGGGTTGGCGACAAATGTGTATCGAAGAGGAAGAATCGGCTATAAGTTCCAAAGAGCTGAGAACAAATCGCAGCATATCGTAGATGTGAAGATTGCCGGAAGGACCCATACATTTATTATTAATGGAAATCCTAGAGCGGCGCAGGCGTTGAATGGATTGCTGGAGAACTCTAGCGCAAAGGGTATCATGAAACCATTGAGTTCTATATCAAGAATGATGGCGCAGTTGTGTACATCTTATAACCCTGAGTTCGTGATGCGAAACATTATGCGTGATGCGGAGTTTGCATCTAGCAACGTTACTTCTAAGGAAGGTGCTAGATATGGTGCGCTCTGGGCGAAGTACTATGCGCAGTTGGGCTTGTATAAGGGTGCATCGAATATCAGCTTCACGGATTTGAGCGGAACTACTGGCTTGGGCTTGTTTGCCAAGTATCGTAACGGAACCCTTGATACTTCTGATAAGGTACAGAGATATTTCAAGGAGTTCATGGAGAACGGCGGCGAAACCGGTTGGGTTCAGATCAAGAACATGAAGGACTGGACCAAGGAGTATAAGAAAGATGTGAAGAGCGAAAGAAGCAAGATTGACAAGGGCGGTGCTGCCCTTCGTGACTTCTTCTTCGGAAATCTGGCGAACATCAACGAGGTGGCTGAGAATATCGCCCGATTCGCTACCTACTGTGCGAGCCGAGACAGTAACCGCTCTATCATCCGTTCGGTCTATGATGCGAAGGAGGTATCTACCAACTTCAACCGCCATGGTAGCGGTGATGCCATCAAGAGTTTCAAGAACGGAGAAATGACTGGAGGCAAGGCGGCTGCAAGATGGGCTTACGGATTTACGGCTAGCTATCTGAGACATTGTTCTATGTTCTTCAATGCCGGTATTCAGAGTACAAATCTTCTTGTGAAGAACTTGAAGAACCATCCTGTAGGTACTTCTATTAATATGCTTGCTATTCCTTTTGCCCTCGGTGCGCTAGCTGCACTTGGTAACAATGTGCTGATTGCGAGTGAGGATGAGAAGGACAGAAATGGAGTGAAGGACCCATACGGCGAGTTGCCTGATTATATCAGAAGAAACAATCTCTGCATCTACAAGGGAGGTGGCGAGTTCGTAACGATTCCGCTTGCTATTGAGTTGAGAGCTTTCTATGGTCTTGGCGACTTGGCGGCTGGTTTGACCTTCTCGCCAAACGTGAGCGGACAGAAGAATCCTGCCTTGGATGCCGTGGGCTGTATGTCGCAGCTTGTGCCGGTGATGGACTATCTCGGCAACTCATCTGCTGGCAAGGAGCCATTGAATGAAACTATCAAGGCTATCTCTCCTTCTGCCCTATCTCCTTTCGTGGAATGGGAGTTAAATACAGACTGGAAGGGTGCGCCGATTGAAAGACGTGGTGACTGGAATGAAAATTCACCTGCTTGGCAAAGAGCCTATAAGGGTGTGCCTGACGGATATATGGCTGTGAATAAATGGGTGAATGCCCAGACCAACGACGTAGCCAAGGGTAATGAGGATATGCTGGGTAATAGTTTCCTGGATATGGTAACGAACCCTAGTATGCTGAATCATTACATCGGTGGTATCGGTGGTGGCGCTGCTACCTTTACAGAGCGAGCTATTGGTGTTATCAAGCATGGTAAAGATACGGAAACCAAGGATATTCCTTTCCTTCGTTCCCTTCTCTATACACCTAGTGAGCAGAGTAGCTTGCAGCGAACCAAGAGCAAGTGGTATAACTACAAGGATGAAATGGAAAAGACCATGGCCAACGTGGACCGACTGAAATCGAAGAACGTTCCGATTGATAAGAGAATCACTAATATAGGTGAGTATTTCCACTTCCAAAACTCTAAGGAGGCTGCCAAGGTTAGAATCATCGACCTAGCAGAGAAGCAGATGAAGCGATGGAAGAAGCTCAGAGATAAGTCTTCTGATACCGAGAGCATCAACTTCGCCAATCAGAATATTGACAGAATCATGATGGATGCGGTGGATGAACTGGATAGATTGGAATAATATAAATAAGGAGTGGGCGCAAGGCTCACTCCCATTTTTTAGCTAAATTTGAGATAACCTTCTTTTATATCTCTGTCACCTTTTACCACCTCTAGAACAAAACCATTATAAACCATTTCATCAAGGCTCTTATTGATAGCTTTTGCTATGCCTTTATCAATAATCACTTTATCGAATGGTTTTTGTATTTTTAATTTATCTTTGATTACATTCATCCTTTTTAGATTCAATGTTCTTTTCGTTATTAACTGTCCAGTATTCTTTTCTATTAAATTCACCAATATCGTGTCTTCGTTAGAGTTTGCCCAGCTTTCAAGATTCAAATGTATATCTTTGATGCTCAAAGGAACTGCAAATCGCAACTTGGAAAATTCAAAAACCAAGAAGTATGCAAATTCATAATGATACATATATAATATGACGCTATCTTTCCCGAAAGCCTCCCTTTCTTCATACGTAATATCGTCAAAATAAGCCATCACGTAAAAGCTCCCTTTTGTATAAAATACGTTTGCGGTATCTACTGTATTGCTAATAATATTGGTTTTGAATGTTGCGTATTTTCTGCTATCTTTAGAATTTACAACGTGCAAATGTTTTTTGCTATCAACAAAATCAAACCATTCCTGTAAGTCTCCAACTCTATCAATAGCAAATCGTATAGACGCTTTAGTTTCTATGCTATTTAAACCGAATTTTTCAACTGCATTAAGAATCATATTATAGAATTCCGTAAACCTCCTATAGTCTAAATAAGAAATGTTCAGTAAATCAGCTTGCTTTGCATCATCGCTTTTCCCTCCATACTTATGAATACGATGCCTTTCAAAACGTATCTTTTCTTTTAGGAATTTAATTCTTTCTTCTGCAAATAAAGTTTCCCATTCGCTTAGGGTGCGAGTTACACCTTTATCTATGTAATCCATATCAGGAATAGCCTTTAATAGTAAACTAACATTGCTAGAAGATTGCTCATTCAAATTAAAGTCTGAGTACCGATAATCTTTTATTGCCTCTGATAGGTTCATCCGGCTTAATCGCAAAAATACCTGTCCCGATGATATTCGTATTGACCTAGCCATTAACTTCTTTTGTTTTCTAGTCATTTTACCGAAACGAAAATGAGACAAAAGATCCTTATCTTCATCTGTCGGCTTCCACTTTATGTACATATCCTTTATTGAAGACATACACATAATAATAACAAGAATAGCTACAGAGATTACGAAAGTACACAGTTCTGTATGTTCTTGAAATATATCTAATAATCTCATATCTCCAAAACAGATTGAAATAATAGTAGTAAGAATAACGAGAATAAACAAAATAAATATATACCAATATAGAAATCCTATAATGGTCATCATGAATCTAAAGAACTTGTTGTCCCATACCCAATCGTTGTTGTATCCCATATTTGTTAAGCGTTATTTTCTTGCAAAAGTAGTGAAAATATTGATAGGTTGTATCGGTTTGATGGCGATTTCTGCGCAGTTTAGATTTTTGCTAAATAAATGAGTAAAAGTTGACTCAGCATAAAATGCTGAGTAACAGTGGCTTTGAGGGCGAAAATTTTATTTTGAGCATAGTTAGGCAGAGCCTCTTCTTCTTCGTAACTTTGCACCAAGTTCAATAGTGAACGAAACGAATAAACTAATTTATTATGTCAGAATCTAAGACATACATCTTTGGTGAAAACCAAAACGGAGGTTCAAACGGAATGCTTGGACTTCTTGCTCCTCTGCTCCAGAAGCAGGGTGTAGATCCAAATGTGCTTCTCGCCATGAAGGGCAACAATGGCTTCGGCGGTGAAGGTGGTTGGTTCATGTGGGTTATCTTCCTCTTCTTCCTTATGGGTTGGGGTGGCAATGGCTGGGGTGGCTTCGGCAATAACGGCCGTGGCGGTCTTGCTAACGAGATTAACAACGACAATGGTCGTGCCCTTTTGATGGATGCCATCGGTGGTAATCGTAATGCGCTCAGCAATTTGGCTACTCAGCTCAATTGTACCGAAGGTCAGATTCAGAATGCAATTTCTGCTTTGACTTCTCAGGTTCAGAGTGTAGGTAATCAGGTAGGTATGAGTGGCATGCAGACCATCAATGCTTTGCAGCAGGGTAACATGCAGATTGCTCAGCAGATTGCAAACTGCTGCTGCGAGAACCGCTTGGCTATCTGTCAGCAGACAGGTACCTTACAGAATGCCATCAACAACGTGGCTGTAGGTCAGGAGCGTGGCTTCTCTAACGTAGCTTACGAAACCCAGCGTCAGACTTGCGACTTGCATAACGCTATCAAGGAAAGTACTCAGACCATCGTTGACGGTCAGAAGCAGGCTGAGATGCGCGAAATGCAAAACAAGATTGATTCTCTGCGTGAAGAGAACAGTACCTTCAAGTCTTCTGCAATGACTTCTCAGATTGTTGGTCAGGCGGTAGCTCCTATCAATGCGGTATTGGCTGGTCTGCAGAACGAGGTGGCTAGTATCAAGTGTAAGTTGCCAGAGACCGTAACTACTCCTTACAGCCCATTTACTGCGGTTCCTAACTGCGTGGCCTATCAAGCAGGTTTGTATGGTTTGAATGCTGCCAACGGTGCAGGATTCTGGGGTTAAAGAAAGGAGGCTGCTATGTTATGGTTAAGACCTTTTTCTTGGGTGAATCGTAACGGTTCGGCGGCTATCGCTTCTACAGGCGTGGCGGTGAATACTGCCAATGTGGTGTTTACCTTTAAAAACCACGCCTTCGTGAATGCCAACTACAGGGGAACGATTTTCGTGAATCTGATGCAGGCTATTCCAACTGGAACTACTGGTACGCTGCCTATCCTTTTCGAGACCAACGGAGTAACACAGGCTGTAACAAAGTTCAATGGTGAAGCATTAACGGTTGCAGACGTGCCGGGAACTGGAGTTTTTCAGCTCTGGTTTGAGAGAGACACTAACACCCTTCAGCTGATGACGGGTATTGTTTAACAAACAGAATAGATAATAGGAGATTACATTATGTTTCAAGGACTACGAACAAATTCTTTATTCTATGTGCTCGACAAGGGAGAAAACCCTAACTTGCAGATTGGTCAGGTTATTTCGGTCAGCAACCCTCAGACAAAATACCCAACCTTCAATAATGGCTTTACGCCTCAGCCTATGGAAACTGTGGTTGATGTGAAGGTGAAGATCAATGACGAGGAAGTGGATTTCAAACAGTTACCTGCCAACGGACAGATAGCCAACGACAAGAACCTTGTGGTGAGCGACAACAAGGAAGCCATGAGTGCGGAGGTCGATGCGATGTTGAGACAATCTAAGGCTATACTGGAGAGCGTAGATTACCATGAGAGAGTCGTTAAATCTTGTGAGGGAATGCTACTACAGCTCAACCCCCAGATAGCCAAGGAGAAGGAACAGGCTGAGAAGATTTCAAAGCTGGAAGGTAAGGTTTCCGGCATGGAGGGCAAGCTTGACAGGATGATGGGATTGCTCGAACAGGTGGCAAGCAAGTAATCTCCTACCCTATCTATTCACTTTTAAAATCTTATGGTATTATGGTAATGATTGAGATTACAGAAGACAAGTTTGATGGCTTGTATGATAACGTAGAGAAGGGCTTGCGCTACTTTGGCAAGGCTATGAGCTGCCTTGATGAATTGAAGCGTGAAGGTAGACGTGACCGATACGGCGAGCGAAACCGCATGCCCGATTACAGAGGTCGTGGAGGCAGAAGTGGTATGCGAGAGCATGAAGAGTACGACGACATGCGCCAACGTGAAGACAGAGAACGTGGAGAACGTGATTATCGAAGCTACGGCGACGAGTATTAACTAACTTGGGGTTTGGTAGTGAAACAGATTTCGTTACCAAACCCTTTTGAATATCAGAAAGATTATGGAAAGAAAATACAGACAATCTTTGAACGCCTACGATTATCAGCCGGAAGAAATGAGGGCTTACCTTCGCTACAATGGCTGGCACTTTAATAAGAAAATGTGTGAGTGGGCCGTGAAGCAGATGCGGAAGAACGGTAAGCCTATCCGCATGATGAGCAAGGAGGACATAGAAGATATTCTGAAGAAGAATAATATCGTGCTGGAGAATAATGTGGGCTATGACGCTTGCTACATCGCGCACATGTGCTTAGCTGATTTCTATGGTTCATCCGTCACGGAAGAAAAGCAGATGGCTCAGTTCATCAAAGACTACGTGGATGATGAGGATCAGCAGGATGGTTTCATCTTCAATAGATTTTATGCTGATACATCGTTTAATGGTGTGGGCATTCCTTGGGAAGAGATATTGTAGTTTATAGTTTATAGTTTAAAGTTTATAGTTTTGACTGAGCAGGAGATTTACTTGGAAAGGTATGACTGGACGGTACATGTGATGTATGATGTTCATTCTAAGGATGCCATGAATGTTAGAAGGTATCTTCGGGATTTGGGATGCGCCGGCATTCCTCTCGAAGATGCCTGTAATCTCGTGCTAGAAGGTGAATCCAATAAGGGAATAACCTATTCTAATGTTGATATAAGAAAAACGGTGGTTGTTATTGGCTGGACTACTTCAAAGGCTGAATACATGAACAGCCTCAGCCACGAAATGCTGCATGTGGTTCAGCATATTTCTGAACAATTTTTGATAAATATGTATGGGGAGGAGGCTTGCTACTTGCTTGGTGGATTGGTGCAGGCTTGCTGTAAAAGAAAAGGGTGAATCTTTTGGACTCACCCTTCTTCTTTATCAATACTTTGGCTCTTCATACACCAAATTATGCTCATCTACGTAAGACTTAGCTTCTTGGTATGTGTCAAACTCTACTGCGGTGGCATTAACTGATGGGAATACCTCAGCATTGTCACCTTCCTCTGTCAGAGGGAACACCATCTTGGTTCCCTCATGTACTACCTTATACTTCTTTGTTAACTTATTCATATCTTTTAAATATAATTTGGTCTTACACTAACTGTATATCCCTTATTTTGCAAGGTGCTAATTGCAGCATCACTAGCACTAGTTCTTGTACCAATAAAATCTATTGTCTTGACATTAACATTTTCTGATGCTTGACATTTTGCCAAGTTAATCAGTGCTTTATCCACATAGTTATCTAAAGTAACATTAGTGGCCCTAAAAATAGGGCAGGAGGAACTTCGTTCATTGTCCCATGTATAATTACCTTCTGTAAGATTAAGCAAACTTGGTGGAGCAAGGCTTAGGTCACCCATAATATTTCCAGAACCTATTATAGATGTTAATTTTGTACACTTATTAAGTGAATCAATATTCCCATAAAATTCATCTCCTACCAATGTTAGCGACTTCAAGTTAAGAGAGGTTGCGAAATTAGAAATATCACCAATAGCATAACTAGAAAAAGTTACCAAATCAGAAGCAAATTTTATAGTGCTAAGGTCAACTCTTATGCTGCTATTATCTGGATACGCATAATACAGTTGTTTCAATCCGTATTTCCCAATTCCAATATAAGAATCACCTTGTGCTGAAAATGCAACCTCTTTCAAATTATTATCCCCATTAATATGTAGAGAATTATTATTATTAATTTTCGCACTTCCACTCATTACACGTATATCAGCATCCTTACTATAGATAAACTGACAATTACCTGTTGCTAAAATATTCTTTACTAAAGCCTTGCATTCTCCTAACTTTAGTAGGCTGTTGTTATTTACAACGCCATTTAACTTTGTTACTAAACATTTTCCCATAATTATTTAAAATTAAAATATACATCAAATTCATTTAACAACTTAGAGAATAAATCTGACAGATACCCAGTGGTTAGTTCATTCCTACGTACACCCCACTTTTCAATTCCCTTTGTAAAATCTGTGTAATCAATATTACTCTGCAAATCAGCAGCAACCATATTGAAATTACCTATATTCAATACAGACTTCCTTAACTCAGCATATCTTTTGCAAATTTCATCCCAGTATACACTCTTCAATTTTAACCAAACTGTATTACTCTTATAATATTCTACATTGAATGAGTATCTATCAAAAGATAAGTCCAAATCATATAAGAATGGCGAGAATATTGTTTTATCCTTTCCACTATATAGAATTAGATTATGAATATCATTATCCCTCATCCTAAAAACTTGAATGAAAATGAAATAATCAATCCAATCATAAACATTCATGTGCTTAGGTACTGTATCTTTGGTAAAATTATTTCCATTAATAAATTGATAGAGAGATTCAACTGCTGTTTTGTTGCTTTCTGTAGGAGTATCGTTCATTTCATCTTCCCATTTGCTCCAGTCAAATTTTGCCCAAGAACAGCCATCACCTCCACTCAGTATCATTCCATCTTTATCACTAGACAACATATAGTTAGCCTTATCTTTTTTATATCCAAAAAATTGAATACCATAGAACTCTCCCCCAACAGAAGTACATACAGGGAAAGACTTAATAATGCCTGTAGCACCAGTCTGAATCTTAGCAGACTTACTCCAAGGATATTGCTCGTTAAAGTTTTTCAGTTCCTTTGCTTGTAAATACAGTCTAAAAATGAGAGGCTCTTTAATTTTTGTGTCATCATAATAGTATGACTTCAAGTTAAACTTATCTAGACGCAGTAACTCTCCAATTTTTAACTTAATTTTCTTTTTATAATCATGCTCAACAAAAGCATACCTAAAATTCTTTTCCCTAACATAAAGGGTTGAAGCACCTTGAAAAGAGACCAACACATTATATGTTCCTTTAAGGAAAGAACCAAAATCTATATCTACAACACACCAATGCTTGACCTTTTTATCGACTGCCCATGTACCAATATTTGGTTTATCAATAATCTTGGTAACCTCTATGGAATTAGAGTTTACACTATAGTTTCCATCATTACCTTTGGTAAGTGATGCTGTCACATAACTTTTCCCATCAACCTCTTTAACATCGGATGGCACATAGAAATTTAGGGCTACACTGTCTTCCTTTATGGAATATATACCATCTGTGTTTTGGAGTGTTGACTTCACGTAATACTTATATAGAGTTAATCCTTTCTTGGCATTTTCTTCTGTATCTGCATTAACTAGCATAGCCAAGATTCCATCCTTGTCTGAATAGCCGCTATTTGCTGTAAGATAGAAAGTTTCTTCCTTTATATTAGTATATCCATACTTAGGAAGATTTAAGGAACGTGATGGGGTTGTAGAATATGCAGCCATACTATTTGATGTCTCAAAATCAAGATTTTTGATAATACAGTGTCTATTCTCATGTATAACATCATTCTTGTCTGTATATCGTAGAATCTTATTGTCTGCATCAAGAAGAAGTTCCTTATAGTCTTCTATTTCTTTACTATCAATAGTCCTATCTGGGAACACAACATTACTAGGATATATTGATGTGTTGTAATGCTTGGAGCCATCTGCATTTGTAGATGCTAACACTTTTCCTTCTGCATCCTGCTCTACTGCAAGATACTCAGGAGTTTCCTGCAAAGAGAAGACATCAAGGAGTTCTTTGAGGTTAGTATCTATTGTACCTACCTTCTCTTGCAATGATGCAAGGTCTGATTGAAGCTGAGAGACAACTTGCTTTAAAGCATTGACTGCATGGATTTCACCAATGATTTCTCCGTCTCTTCTGATACCAAGAACTAACTTATCCTCTGCATCAAGCCAAGCAGCAAAGTATTCATCGTTCTGAATGACGTGATACATTTCGTTGAGAGGATAATAAGGCTTTCCAGTTGCTCTGTAGAAACCAAAGAGTACCTTATCTTCTGCATCTACTATTGCCTTGATAAACTCTGGAGACTCAATCTCACGAAATGGCAGAGCAAACTGGGAGACTACCTTATCATTTGAATTACCAAACTCTTGGGCAATGTTTTCCTTGTTGAACTTCTTGCTTGCAAGTTCATCAATGGCTCCCTGCGCTGTTACAGAATCAAGTCCACTCTCTGTGTTCTCGTATGTTACTGCTGAGGCTTGGCTTGCACCACCACTTGCGGAAATGCCCTTGATGGCTTCCTCCATCTGAGTGCTGCGAGTCTGCAACAATGAAATATCATCATCGTTGGCTGTGATTTGCTGTTGCTTATCATCAATCTGAGACTGGAGGTCTGTGTCCTTCTCATGAAGCTGCTTGACAGACTGGTCTACATCTTGAATCATCTGATTCAAATCCTCTGGAAGGCCAGTGGCGGCTTGGATGGTTTTGCGAAGCTCTGGGTCGAACTTTTCAATGCCAATCGTATCGTCTGCTACCTTTTCATTTGTGACTGATCCGTCTTTGATTTTTTCCGTAGTTACAGAATCGGGAGACAACTTGGCGTTACCGATGCTGCCATCTACTACCTGAGAAGCATCGACTGCATTGTCGGCAAGTTTGTCCTTGGTGATAGATTTTCTTGCTACCTTTTCTGTTGTTACAGATTCGTTAGAGAAATGCTTGGTCTCCAAGGATGCCTCGCGAACTACTCTGCCATCCACAGACTGGTCACCCAACTTTGTATTGGTTATAGCCTTCTCCTCTACCTTCTCTGTAGTTACTGCTCGGTCGTTAAGCTTTTCGGTGATAATAGACTTGTCTTTGAGCTTATCGTAGGTGACTGCCTCAGGGGAAAGCTTGGAGTTATCTACAGACTGGTCGGCGATTTTCTCCTTGGTTACATTCTGATCGGCTATCTTTGAAGTTACCACGGATGCTTCTGCAAGTTTGCTTGTCGTAACGTTCTCGTCGGCTATCTTTTCTGTCTTGATGGCTCCATCGGGAAGCTTGTCTGTGCTTACCGAACCTTCTGCCAACTTCTCGGTCGTAACATTACCGTCACGAATCTTATCTTTCGTGATGGCTTGGTCATTGATGTCGTCTGTTTTCATCATCGGCACCATACCACCTATTTTTATATCGTCTCTAAATGTAGGCATATTTAATTTCTTTTGGTTCTGATGAAGTGAATATCTGAATCTTTACGGTCTCTGGGGTAACTCGCATACGAAGATAGAACTTATTTGTGTTCTTGTGGGCACGGATGGGGACGCGAGGTTTCTTTCCATCGCCTTTATCTTGCCGGATGATGATTTTGCCCGGGTGTTTGATCGTAATCATCAGGTAGATGTCACGATGCAGAGTAATCTCTGGTGATACCCATGCAAGTTCTTCCTCGTTATAATTCGTTGATATATACTCCATTTTGTACAGTTAATAATTAAAAGTTAATAATTAATAGTCTTCCTATACTACTACTTTGTGCTAACGCCTATCTGCTGCAAGGCTATCGTGTACATCTGATTTGCCTTGGTATCATCGTAGGCTGAGAGGATGAGAAAGGCGAGATAGTAGATGAAGGCATTCGAAAGTTTATCGGGGATGGCTACATTGGTTGCATCTGATGTTATGCTCACATTCTTTGGAACGCCTACGAAGGAAATGACGGCTTCTTCTGGTATTGGCTGCAAGAGTATGCGGATAGGATTCTCTCGCATGATTGTTGCCAAAGGACGGTCTGCGGTTCCCTTTGCTGTATCATCGAACATCATAAGAGCCTCATCGTCTGTATCTTCTACTGGCGTTACTGCCTTGAACCAGCCTTCGCCACGAACTCGGGAGATATTGATAACCTCTGTATCGCTAGGCATCTTAATTGCTCCAATGCCTCTTGTTTCGTCGAAACTTTCTACCTTAAATGTAGATGAGGTGGTGACATCAGTCTTCCCGGATTCGGTATTCTCAGAAGCAACCTTCTTAGAAGCAGTCTCTTTGAAATCCACCTTATTTGAGTCAGACAAAACTGAGGACGATGCAGCAGTAATGGCGATCCAATGCAGGGCATCGTTTATCTTCGACTTGATGATGTTGTCCATATACAAATCATCCTTCTCATCGGCAATTTCCGATGTGTTGTTGGATTCCTCGTCTATGCACCAACGTACTGCCTTTATGATGTCTTCTACCTTCATTTCACCTTATTATATATTATGGCTTGTGATTTGGGAAAACAAAGTTGTGTTTTGTTGCCCATTCCAAAGCACTTGTCAAAGTCTTGAACTGTCGGGAACCCTCACGCTTGTCTTCCTCGTTGACGAAAGCTATCAAGTCTTCATCAGAAACTACAGAAGCAACCTCAATAGGTCCCTTTTTATTTTCTTCGGAAGATTTCTCTTCCAGTTCTGCAGCCTTCTTCAATTTATCCTCCAGAGTTTCCTCTGAACGGATGAGCTTAACGAGACCCTGTTTGAAGAGATCGCTGCTTTCAAGCAGATTCTGAGCGTACTCATTCTTCAAGATGATTTCCGGCTTCTGCTTGGTAATCACATTACCACGCTCAAAGTTGTAGCGAACTGTTACGCCATTCTTGCCTTGAAGAATATGGCTTACAGAGTTTCTATTTGCATTATATCTATATACCTTAATCATATTTGCTAATTATTTATTTAGAACAACAGGTGACCGGCACGAAGCCAGTCACTTGTTATTCGGTGTATTACACTAGGCTGCAATAAGCTGACCTGAAAAGAGTTCCCATTTTCCGCCCTTGTAGATGTAAACATTCTCCTTCTCGTACTTGGTTGGACCACTACCCTCGTAATCGGCTGTCAAAGCGACAATCATACCCTCACGAGGAGTCTCAGGCAACCTGCTCATGGAGATAATGTTGTTGATAACACCCGATGCACCAAGTGTAGAAATCTTATTCTCTGGACCAACAAGAATGCTGTTGTATCCACGGAGAGCAACACAATCAGCCTCCCAGTGCATGTAACGCTTAGCAAGACGTGGATCGTAAGCATCCTTTGACAAGTCGTTGGTGCGCTCCTTGCTCTTCTCCTTGACGTAGTGACGAGCACCCTTGAAGTCAGCACCAATCATGCAGTCTTCCAAATCCATGTAGTCGAGCGTGCTATCCCAAGCGAAGTTGAGAGTACCATAGCTACACTTGAACTGGTTGAAGGTGATGTCGAACTCCTTAACTGTAGAGAACATGACATCGCGACCCTTAGGAAGTTCAATCTTCATCAGGCGCTCAACAGCGTTCTTACCACAGAAGAGATACATGGTATCAGACTCAGCGAAGTCGGTGAACATCAGCTTAGCGATAGCGATAAGGTCAGCGAATGTATAGGTGTCACCGATACCGTATGAGTTGGTGAGCTGGTTGATGATACCCTCAGCAGAGTAAGCATATTCCTGAGCACCGTCCTTGGTCTCCATGAGGAACTTCAACTTAGTGCCATAGAGGTAACTGCGCTCCTGACGAAGCAAGAACTTGGTGAGAGCATCTTCCTTCATGTCGGCAACGGTATGAGGTGCCTTCTTCTTGATCTTCTCGAACTCCTCGGTGAAGATGATAGAGAATGCACGCTTCTGCAAATAAACCTCCTCTGAGCGAGGCTGGTAGTTCTCAGGTGGAACGTTCATCTGGCTCTCGGAGAGGATGGTAGAAGCACAGAGGATTCGGCTGTTAGCTGGGATAGCTGGACAGCCCATAGAGTCTAGGGTTTCACCAATAGTGCCTTCGGTCTCTGCCGGACCATTAAGCGCCTGCAAAGTAACCTCGTCCTTTGTCTTATCAACAACCAAGAGATTCAATCGACCGCTAACCTTGGTCTTAGAACCACGCTCGTAACCTGCAACAGAAGGAACGATAACTGTACTACCCTTGTAGAGAGGAAGCAGAGAACCCGAGAAGTTAGTCTTGGTAAGCTTGATAGTTCCACCAGCTTCGACAGATTCAATCTGCTTAGTAACAACACCATCGAGGGTATCACCACCGACACGGGCATGCTTCTTCTCGTATCCATTACAAGGTACACTCTTGGTAATCTTACGGATAATCTGGAGCAAAGGAGTGCGGAAAGGGCGATATTTCTCTACCTCACTATCCCAATCCTCCTCGGCAAGACCACCCTTGCGAATCTGGGTTGCAGAAGCCTGCGTACCGGTCAAGTCCTGACCTTCTACCTTACCTCCTGGAGCCAAACGGTCTGACTTATCAGGATCAACAGGCTCAGTTGCCGCATCAGCCTTTGTTGAAGGTTCGTGACCCTCATCGCCAATCTGAGTAGTTGGCTCTGCGGTATCAGCCATAGCGAGAACGCCGCCGCCAGTAACCACGGCAAGAAGCATCAGAATCATCTTCATGATGAACTGACCGCTCATAAAATTCTTAAAACAATCTTTCTTCATTTTATACATATATTTATGGATTAATATTAATAAGTGAGACCTTCGAAGAATCCGCTCTTCGGCTCATTCTTCTTTTTGGCAGGCTTGTTTCCTGCGCCTGAACTAGAAAGAGAAGGAGGAATACCTTCGGTGCTAGAAGATCGAACCTTATTCTGAATCTTCTCGTTTCTGGCTTGCATAGCCGCCTCGTCGCGCGCCGAACTGATGTCGGAATCATAGTTGTTTGCATTGTGGAGCATCTTCCAAATATCATCTGAAATATCGCCACTCTCAACCTTGTCGTGAATCTCGTAAATCTGGGACCACATATCCTGTGCTTCATCGGGATAGAGCTTCATCAGGCGTTCAAGCGACTTGCGCATGTTGGCAGTAACCTTCTCGGTAGCCTCGTTCTGTTCAGCCACGTCCTCGTTATGTTTTGCGAGAATCTCAGCGAGTTTCTTGCCGCCTTCAGGATCATCAAGCAACGTCTTTACATCAATACCCAAGCGAGCCATCGCATCAAATGGATTGTCGTCCGGATTTTTCTCCATATCCATCGCCAGAGCAGCGAGCCACTTGTGCTTATCGAATACTTTAGACAACGCCTTACCGCTCTCCTCGTACTGTCCGAGCAAATCAGCATCATCATTCATTGCCGCATAACGAGCTTCCTTGTCTTCGAAGTCGATGTCGGAGTGACGCTTGGAGAAACGCTTGGAGAAAGCTGTACGATTAGGGCGCTCATCTACAGACGTTTCATCTGTAGCAGCCTCAGCAGGTGGAGTCTGTTGAGCACCACCTTCCTCATTCATCTGTGCTAATTCTTCTTTTGTCATATCTCTATACTGTTTGAAACTTTTGGCAAAAATGCAAATAATTTGAAGAAGTTTTGCCGTGCTCCAACCTTGAGCTTGGTGGTTGGTTGGAACACGGCAAAGAAAGCCATGTTTTTGCCTATTTTTGCGCCTATAATTAATAATGTATAAGAAATGGTAAAGGCAAGAATACTGACACTTAGCAAAGTGATGCCTCAACATAACAAGTATGACTCGGTTAAGGCTCGCAAGCGAAGACAAGAACACGGCAAGGACGAGGAGTTACTCAGCCGATGCAGAAACGCTTGGAATAACCTGAGCGGTGTGCGAGAAACGAGGGCGAGAACGATGCGCTACTGTATGGGCGACCAATGGAGCGACACCATCAGAGTATACCATCATGGTTACTGGGAGGAAATGACGGAGCGCACCTATATGGAGAAGCGCAACCAGACACCTATGAGCAACAACATCATGGTGAGCATTCTGGAATCTATTGCCGGTCTTTATGCCAAGCAGGGAACGGAACCGGTCTGCTTTGCAAGAGATAGCGACTCCCGGCAACTGAGCGACATGATGAGTGCCACGATGCAATGCAACTGGCAGACAACGTACATGCAAGATGTGCTGAACCACGCTATTAAGGACTATCTTATGGGCGGTCAGATGTTTGTCAGAGAGAGTTGGGAGGCGAAGGAACTTGAAATGCCCGACTCATGGACAGATGCGATGGAACCCGACCACATGTTTTTTGAATGCGGCAGCGACCCACGACACAATGACGTGAGTCTTATCGGTGTTCTGCATGACGTGAGCCGAGAAGACTTGTATCAGAAGTTTGCCAAACAGGAATATGGGCTTACGGAAGATGATCTGAATGCTATCTTTGATATTTATCCTTCTGACGATAACAGCTACGGCTATGAGTTTAACGAAGAGAAGGCGTTGGAGAATCTCAGTTTCGACCATAGCAACAAGGGAAGACATTACTCTAGAGTGATTGAGGTATGGACCACGGAAACCAAACCAAGACTGCAATGCTTTGACCCCATTGCAACTACAGGAACCGGCGCTTACTTCCGCATAGACTTGGATGATACAGCTATGATACAGAAGCTGCGCAACGATAACATGAAGCGCAAGCAGCAGTATGACGAAATGGGTATAGCGGAAGAAGACAGAGCGTACATCACTAGCGAAGAGATAGCTGATAAGTACTGGTACTATACCTATATGGCGCCAGACGGAACTATCCTCTGCCAGGGCGAAACACCATACGATTATAAGAGCCATCCTTTCACGATGAAGCTCTATCCGTATATCAACGGAGAGATTCATCCATTCCTTGCCAACATCATAGACCAGCAGCGATACATCAACCGACTGATTGTGATGAACGACATGGCTATCAGAAGCAGTTTCAAGGGATTCAAGATGATTCCTACGAATGTGCTTAACGGAAGAACGCCAGAGCAGTTTATGGAAGAGGCGGTAGAGTATGACGGATGGATATTCTACAAGCCATCGGTGAAGACGCCGAATACGAAGCCGGAGATTATTACATCGAATGCCGTGAACATCGGTACGAATGAACTGTTGCAGATAGAGCTGAACCTGATTAGAGAGGTTACCAACGTTAGCGGAGCTTTGCAGGGTAAGACCCCATCGGCAGGAACATCGGCAGCCAGATACGCACAGGAAAGCCAGAATGCAACCACGTCTCTGTATACCATCCTTGCCGACATGGACGTGTTTACGGAGAAACTGGCAACCAAGAAGTGCATGACTATCCAACAGTACTACGAAGACGGAAGGAAGGTTTACGACCGGAACTTCAATGTGGTATACAAGTACGACCGACTTTCGGCAAGAGATATCCACTTCAAGATCAGCATCAAGAATGCGGCAGCTACAGCAGCCTTCAACACGATGCAGAACGATACGCTTGACAAGCTTCTTGAAATGGGCGGTATTAACATCATCCAGTATCTGCAGAACCTCAATGCACCATTTGCAGACAAGTTGCTTGCCAGCGTACAGGAGCAGCAGGCTCAGCTTGAACAAATGTATCAGCAGCAACAGGCAATGGCTCAGCAGCAAGGTGGCGGTCAGGTAGAGAACGGAATTGTGCAGGGTGCAGACCAGAATGCGGTAGCACAGGCACAGAGTGCATTAGGATATAACAGAGCAGCATAAGGTATGGAAGAAGAAACAAAATTAGTAACAATCAGCATGGAGTCCATCGAAAGTGATGTTACGAAGCAGATTTCAGTTATCGCAAAGAGACTGAAAGACAAGGATGGTGTTTCTCTGTTTGGAAGCACAACCCTATCATCTGTAGAGAAAATGGTGATAAGGCAATATATCGAATCAGCAGTTCGAAGTTTTGCCGGCGAAATGGCACCAGTAGTAAAAACCTATATGGACTCTTCACTTCCTGCATCAGTAACTTTCAATGTGACCCGACTGAACGAAGGACACAAGAATGCTTTTGAAAGTTGCTTTATTGGATATGTAAGGGCGTACACAGCCTACATGGTGCTAACTTTGAGCAGTACAGAGCAAGCAAAAGTATACTCAGAAGAAATGAATATGCACTTGAAGGCAGCAATACAGCTTGTATTCGACAAGATGCCACCTCCTACATCAGTAAAGACATTGAAAGACATGACTGGTTCCATAGAGAACGAGCCACAGTTAGAAACCATTAAATAAGGATAAGCTATGATCATAAAATTTCAAATTATCAAATCGGTAGTGATTGAGGCAGTAAAGTCGACAACCTACCTGAAAGCAAAGATAGACAGTTCTAATGACGAAAGAAATATCAAGACTGGTTTTCAAGAGGCAGCAGGTGACGATGAGGTGCATGAAAGAACGCTTACGCACGACTTTCAGACTGCCTTAGAAATGACAAAGACCATTCTTGCAGAATATATCGTTCCTACTGCACAAACTGTAGGAGATAACATCATCTACTACAACGACAAAGATGATGATATAGTAGAATTTGTTCTTAACGCCTCACGAAGATGCAACGGAACGTTGACCGATACTCTTGCACGACTGGTGGCAAAATACGTTGAGGACTACATGATTTATCAGTGGTGGTTGAAGACTACCAATCTGAAACAGGCAGAGCCATATCAGGCGACACTTGCACTAGACGAGCAGAGCATCAGAAGATGTTTCGTTCTGAGCGGTCCGGCAGTTCCTACTGTTCCATACACCCAACATCTTACCGCCAAGGTTGACGGAAGCGAAGAGGACGGAGCAGTAACCATCCGTATTGACGATATGGAGGTTACCCTATCCTACTCTATTGACGAAGGAACCATTGATGATATTGAGGCAAGAAGCAGCGACCCTAGTATACTGGAAGTACACAGAAGCAAGGAGCCACATGCTTTCTGGCTGAAACCTATCAATACAGGTGTAGCAACCATCACTCTGTTCTCCAGACACAGCGACAAACTGGAAGTGGAAGTAGAGGCAACCGTAGCAAAGGAGGTATAAGATGGAGTTTAATAAATTACACCCAACACATTTTATCCGAGAGAGAGGATGGAAGCCCGAGCCAAATCCTTTCTTTCCGAAGCCACGAAGAGCAGGGCACGGCTATTGGGATAAACACATCTTTATCTATGCCACCCAGCTCTGGTATGATATAGATGCAAACACCAACATGGTAGGACGAGCAAGACGGAACATGAAGGACACGCAAGGTGAAGACATTCCGACAAGCGAGAACGATCAGGAACGTCCGCTCTTTTACCGTTGGTTTGACAAGTATATTAATAAGGTGGAAGCGAATCTGTCTGCCTATGTAATGAAACCAGAAGGAAGGGTTAGGGATAATGCCCTGAAAGAATGGGATGAGAAGGAGATGTGGCTGAAATTTCCCGACTACTGGGATGATACCAAATATGATGCACTCGTCAAGCTGATACACGACTATATAGTGACAGGTGCGCTATACGAATACTTTATGCGCACATTGACGAGCAAGGACCCTCTGACGATAGACCAGATGAACCAACTGGACGAACTGGAGATAGACATCATAGACTGCGCCAACTCTACCAAGCCGGGCAGCATGATTCATACTCTGAAACCCTTCGGATAATAAAAAGCGAGCGTATGGAAGATTTTGAAATGGATGGATTTAAGTCTGTAAGGGAGATACAGAAAGAGAAGAAGGAGAAGGTAAAGAAACTTCTCCCTGCAAGAAAGAGTGCCCAAAAGGAATATATCAGAGACTGGCTGGCAAGGAGCCAAGAGCAGTTTGAGGATTGTATGAACCAACTGGCAGAGTATGATCCTAAGACATACGTCACCATCTACAAAGACCTTACCAAGCACATGATACCAAAGCAGACAGAAGTAAGCGTTACCCACGGTATAGATGCAGACTTCAAGCAGCTCATGGCACTCGGTATGACAACCGTAGAGGACGAAGACGAGGCAGACGTACTGGATATAAGCAAAGCACCCGAGATACAGGATGCAGATTTTGAGGAACTAAACGATTTAACGGATGGCTCTAGTAACTGAACAGGAAATAGATAATCTCGTAGCGGAAAATCAGAAGCGATACGATGAGATTTATGGTCCCTACGACCCTATGACGGGCGAAGGTTGCTATAACTTTGAACATCGTGTGCTGATAGAACTATCCGATTTCTTCATTCCTAAGATGTGGGTTCCGAAGAAGACTGCCAAATCTGTTCTGTTCAGAGGTCTTAGAAAGATGGGCAGTCTGAAAGACTACATCAACTATGTGGCGCACCAGAAGGATGATGCCCAGCATTTCCAAATGCTTACCTTTGCCATCTGTAGAGTGAGGTTCATGGAAGACCCCGAGTTTGCCCTATACGTGACAGATAAGATTGAGGATAAGAAGACCGGTAAGATGATTCCTTTCAAGCTGAACTATCCTCAGAGAAAGCTACTGAAGATTATGGAAGACCTGCGGAATTCCCACAAACCGGTGTTCGTGGTTATTCTGAAAGCACGTCAGTGGGGCGGCTCTACCCTATCACAGCTTTACATCAAATGGATTCAAGACTACAGGCGCGATGGTTGGAATGCTATTGTGCTTGCCCAACAGAAGAATACCGCCAAGAAGATAAAGGCGATGTACCGAAAAGCTTTGGAGCGTCAGCCGGGGTGGACTGTGGGGCATCCGGGCGCAAAACTTCAGTTCTCGCCATACGAAAATTCTCCTGACGATTTCCAGGTAACGGATGGTGTGAAGGCAATCAGACGAAGTACGCTGACGGTTGCATCCTTCGAGAACTTCGATTCGGTGCGTGGTAGTAACTTCCACTGCGCCCACTATTCGGAGGTAGCCTATTGGAAGAAGACACCAGAGCATGATCCCGAGGGTGTGATTTCTTCTATATCCGGTGGTATCGACCCATTGGAAGACAACGTGGAGATATTCGAGAGTACCGGTAGAGGTAACTCAGGTTTCTTCTACGACAAGTGCCAGTTGGCAATGGACCCAAAGAATAATGATGCTTATTCGTTCCTATTTATTCCTTGTTTCTTCATCGAAAAGGATATGACTCCTGTAGAGAACAGAAGAGCATTTGCCAAGTGGCTTTTGCAGAACAGAGACCGAAGTACCTGTCCGAAGGGTTATCGTGAGACAGGAAAGTTCTTCTGGCGAATGTGGCAGAAGGGTGCTTGCTTTGAGGCGATAGAATGGTACAGAAACTACAGAAACAAGTTTACTACCCATGCGGCATGTGCTACCGAGGCTCCTATTGATGAGGAAGATGCGTTCAGAAACTCTGGTAGACTGGTATTCAATCCTTATTCTATAGACGACATGCAGGCTATGTATAAGCAAGACCCTAAGTTTACTGCCGACATCGTGGTGAACATCAGCGTGAAGGATGATAACACCATTCCGAACTCGAAGGTGAAGCTGAGAGACGACGGAGAGGGAGACTTGAAGATTTGGGCTGTTCCAAACTGTCTGCAAGTGGAGAACAGATATTTGGTGAGCGTGGATATTGGCGGTAAGAGTACGACATCGGACTATACCGTTATGACCGTGATAGACCGATTCGGCATGATTCCTACGGTGAAGGGCAAGCCAAAGGTGGTAGCGAGATACAGAGGACATGTAAGACATGATAAACTGGCATGGATGGCTGCTGCCCTAGCCCATTATTATGATGATGCGCTGTTGGTAATAGAGAGTAATACTGCCGACCGAGAGAAGAACAACAACACGGAGGGTGATCACTTTCTGACTATTCTGCAGGAGATAGCCGACTACTACGATAATCTGTATCAGAGAACGAGCAGTTCTGAGAATGTGGAAGATAACGTACTGGCGAAGTATGGTTTCCAAACCAACAAGCTGACAAAGCAGCAGGTGATTGATAACTTGGAAGAGTTTATTGATGATAACCTGTATGAGGAGCCAGACAAGGAAATGTATCATGAGTTGCGCATCTATGAGCGACATGATGATGGCAGCTTGGGTAACATCGTGGGTAACGGAAACCATGATGATGTGGTAATGAGTACTGGCATCGGTCTATTTGTAAGTCTTACTGACATGGAGAAGCCTAGCTGGAAGAAAGCGGAAAGAAGAAGCCGTGGTGGCGATGGTGTTCATACGGCGGCGAAAATTTAAGTCAATGTTAAATGTTGAATTATTATGGAAAGAAACTTAGAAAGACAAACTTTGAGCTTTAGTAAGGGAATGACGAATGTACCTAGCGACTTGCTTTCAGAAGATTCTGAACTGCTGGAGAGTGACGGATTTATCTTTAAGGATGGAGAAATGAAGGCGGTACAGAAGGGGGTGGAAATTACAGGTGGCGTTCCTCTTGAAGGAAAGCTGGTTTATGTTCACAAACTGGATGACTACAGGAACCTTATAACATATATTGAGGATGGAACAAAGCTAAAATGCTATATTAACTTCAAAGATAATCAAAGCACGGATAGGAAGACGCAAACGATAGGGCTAGGTTCAAAACTGCTCGATATTAAGCACGTAGGAAATACTTTAGTCTGTGCTACAGAAGAAGGTATACATTATATTCTGTATAAAGGTAATACATATAAGGACTTAGGTAAGGAACTGCCCATACCAGATATAAGTTTTGCCTTTACCAACGAAGAGGAAAAAACAGAACTGGAGAAGGACAGAACAGTATGCAGAATGCGAACATTTGTAAGCGAAGTGAAAACAGAGGGCTATGGATATTTGTGTTATGACGAAAGCGGAAATTTCACAGGTGTAAAGGATTCGCATGACGGAGCAGCAAAATACACTCTTGATTATCATCATATTATGAATGAGTCTGACACCGAGAAATATACTAATTTTCAAAATGCAGTTAAAGGGCACGCTGCAGAAGCCATCGAATATACAAAGAATAAAAATCTCTTTGCATTTCCCTTCTTTATTCGTACTGCATTAAGAATGTTTGACGGAACAACATTTGCTAGAATTTCAAACCCAATTATATGTTACCCTTCAACCAAGAAGAATTGCAAGTTTGGTCCCTGTGTTTATGATTCAGACAAAAAGAACTGGATAATCACTTCAAACAAAATTGCTACGGGTGGTGATGCTTCCTGGCAATATATGCTCATATTGAATTATTCTCATCTTAATTTTAAGATAGACTTTCCTAACAAAGATGATTGGAAAGATATAATCAAAGAGGTCGTGGTATTTGCATCTGACGATGTTGTTCCATTTGAGATAGATTCTGACTGGTCTTTCAAAACCGTAAGTGAACTAAACGGAAAGACTTATTATGATTACGTAGCAGCAGATCATTATTCTGAGAAAAAAATAACATTCAATTGGTATACTTACCAAGCCCGAGAACTGATAGAGCCTGTTTATAAGACAGAGCGTAAGATTGTAGACGAACTATTAGGAAAGACTCAATTTTACAAGTTATTCTCGTTAGAACTTAATTCGGAATATCTGGATAACATCTGGCATGACGCTTCTGCTTATGACGAAACGGTTTCTGATGTAAGAATCATGCCGGAAGGGAGACTATCAAACTTGAAAGAGCAGGAGCAGCTAAAGGTGGATGATTATTACGGATGGACTAATCTAACATCTTTAAAACTGTTCAGTTATAACAACAGAATAAATCTGATAGGAGTAAAAAGATACCCATTTAAAGGCTTCACCATATTCAGAGCTGGTTACACAAGCCCAACAAATGCTTATGGGTTTGTGAAATACTATGTGCATATAGTTTCACAAACTATGGACACTTGGGTATTGTCTAACGCTCTGCTGGTAGATAAGGACTACCAGACTTATAACGACTGGTACTTTTATCCTGATCCAAATGCAAAGGAGATGCTTATCATGGTAAATAAGTACCAAGAGGGTAAAACATACTACTACAACATCAATCTGCAAATGCATCCTATGTTAAACGGAAGTTATAGTTTTGCCGCTTTGCCTCCAACTTTACTGGCTACAGGTAAGGACGTAGCAAACAAACAGATAGGAGGATTTGAGGATTTGAACTCTCAGATTTTCACTTCTGTAGTCAACAACCCATTTGTATTTGAGGCATCGGGAGATAATACGGTTGGAACCGGAAAGATACTCGGAATTATTGCTAACACGGAGGCGGTAAGCCAAGGTCAGTTTGGTCAATACCCATTGATGGTATTTACGGACGAAGGTATCTACGGCTTGTCGGTTAACTCAGAAGGTCTCTATAGCAGAGCATATCCAATATCAAGAGAGGTATGCAATGAGGATTCGCCACTGGTTCCGACGGACAGGCTTGTGTTCTTTGCTTCAAAGAAGGGACTGATGGCGGCAAGCGGTGGAAGCGTAGCATGCATGAGCGAGCAGATGAGGGGAAGAGTACCAAGGAACTTTGCAACCTTCGGTGAAGGCAAGTTCCTGGATTTTCTGAAAGGATGCCTTATCGCCTACGATTATAGAGACTCTATATTGAGAATATTCAGCAAGGGGAAATCATACCAATACATATATAATATGGTAGATAAGACATTCTCAATGGTGAATAGCGGCATAGAGGCACAGGCGGTAGTGAATGATTATCCTGATAATCTGATACAAGATACTAACGGAAACGTCTATTCACTCACGTCAAAGCCAGACATCAACGAAGATACGGAAAGCTATAGCGGATCATTTACTACCAGACCTTTGAAGCTGGGCGGCAGCATGACGTTGAAATCGCTGAGAGCGGTAAAGCATCTGTTTGATTCGGAAGAAGGTACGATTGGGCTGGAGATATACGGAAGTAACGACTGCAAGCACTGGTGCAAGCTGCCAAGCTTGGCTGGTAAGCCTTGGAAGTACTTTACTTTTAAGTATACGCTGCAGAACTTCAAGGCTGCTGATTCCTTTGCTGGAAGTATAGTAGAGGTACAAAGCAGACGAGAAGACAAAATGAGATAATTCTTTCATACGCGCTAATTTATTATAACATGAAAAAGGCGGCTGCTCATCACGAGTGGTCGCCTTTAAAATGAGTTATGAAAAACATTTCGAAAACATGATTCTCTTTATATGTGTGTTATCTGTTTTTGATATTATTTATGCAATACGCTACGATGTAGCCTAATACGAAGCACCAAAAATGCAGAAGTCCGTTGACATTCGGCACGGCCATGGTGCAAATAATGAACGGCATCGCTTTCTTTAATGCCTCTTTCCATCGTCCTGTCCTACCCCAAATTAAACCGAATGATGCGAAGAGAAAACCGGAAAGCCCCATTGTAGGCTGACTAACATACATGGGCAGCAGACTAGCGACAGAGGCAACAGCCAGAGAAGTGACTGGTTTCATATCGTTCTTTATCTGCCAAAGCACCAGAAGGTTTACGGCAAGATGAAATCCGTTGACATGGAAGAAGCTATACAGGATATGGTTCTGCCAAGGACAACCAGGATAGAAACCGACGTGCCAAGTACACAGAACGAGACAGATGATGCTAAGCACCAGCTTTGTTCGAAAGTTTCTTCTTACGAAGGTCCATTTCTCTGTAATTTTTTCCATACTTCTTATAGTAAGCGAAAATAAACTTGAGATTACTTGGCTGGATAAAGAACTCGGGTGCAGGCTCAGAAACAAGGAACTGGCAGATAAACCATAAAGATTTTCCCACAAACTCCTTTCGCTGCGTCATTTCTTTCATCCTATTGAACAGCGTATAGTACAACTTCTGCCGAATCGGCTTCATGCTATCCACCTTAGAGAAGTCGCCGACTGCCATTCTGCGGAGTATATCCCAAGCTCTTTTTGGAGAAACGTAGTATCTCGGAGCAGGAGAATGGACCACCTTTTCCCAAGCCTCCTGTTGGGAATGGCAATTAGGAGCTATCTCCCGATACGCCTTCATCAGATCATCCCTCTGTCTGTCAATCAATTCGTAATTTGCTCTTGCCATATACATGCTGCATTAAGATGCTGCAAATATACATATTATTTAGAATATAAGCAAATAAGCGCATAAAGATTTAAATAAGTTTAATATTAGACTGGTTTTCATGGTGTTACGAAAGAAAAAGTTTAATTTTGCAACGAAATAATATATATATACTAATAACTGTTAGTAAAAGGTGAAATCAAACTTAAATTCGTAACAAAAATGAGAACAAAACAGGAATCGCCTCTCTCGGAAGAGGAGGAAGCCTTAGTTATGGAAGGCTTATTGAGTAGGAAGATTTGGAGGTTCTATGAACTTCTATCGAAGTGGGCACCCATCCCATTGATGCTAGGTCACTGGTACGGCGTATGGGACTATGGGCATTATCCCTAGACCAACAGTACTAGATACCGATTTCAACGGGAACTGCATCATCTGGATTTATGTACTGGCATACATTTATATGCCACTGACCATGATACCTGTAAGTTTCTTCTTCAGATACTTGCTGGATATTCCGCATTCCGTTCTTCTATTTTTTCGGTATCAACGCAATCAGATTGTATTATCAGCACTGGTTCATAACTCCCGAGCAGTTGGAGATGCACCATGTGTTTATCATATTCACTTTAATGCTTTATGCTTATGGATTTATCAAAATCGCTCTATCGAATAGCAGAATCTGCATTCGGGATGCTAAGAAACGATGAGTGCGGGTTTACAGAGGAAGAAGAGAGGATTGTACAGAGAAATCTGCTTTACTGGATGGAAAGGAAGCATCACTTTGACGAGCAACTGGGTAGAGCCTGCATCGCCAACATCTATTATTTTGATGATGATGTTCACAAGAAGTATGCTCCTTACTTCGGGTTTGATGAGTTGAAGGAGGATTATGACCGGCTATCTTGGAACATACCGGACTACAACTTCTGGGATTTTGCGGTAACGATGAACAAGATGTATGCTGACCATATAGACGTGGTGGGCAAATGGTCGAAGAACAAAGATACTACCAGAAAAAGGATTTCGGAACTGGCTATCAGTTTCCTATGTGACGAATCAACAAACCACCCTACAGATAAAATATGGTGGTACATGAATAGCTAAGTTGGAACACGGCAAAAGCTATTGAAAAGCCTTTTATCTTTGTAGCCATTAATCAAAAATAATGGTATATGGCAGAGATAGTACATACATTTTTACAAGAGCACCTGTACAGATCGGCATTGGTTATTGCCATCTGCATGGGTGCTCTTATCATTTCTATGGGCGTGGACCTGTTCTTCGGCATTAAGAAGGCGAAAGAGAACGGACTGGCTACGACAAGTACAGGATTCAAGAAGACTTGCGACAAGGCGAGGAAATATTTCTCTCCATTCATGGTGACGGTCTGCATAGACCTGATAGCCTGTACGGTTCTCCCCTTCCCTGTCTTCTCTATGATTTGGGCAGGCTATTGCGTGTTCTGTGAATTTGTAAGCGTAAGGGAGAAGAGCTGGCAGAAGGCTGAGATACGGAAGCAGGAGAAGACGGTAAGTATTCTTCTGGAGAACAAAGAAGACTTGGCTAGGGCTTTTGTTGAGATTATGAAGGAACAGGGAAAGGAGGAGAAGAAATGAGACTGATTAAGAGAATTTTTGTTCATTGTTCTGCCTCTTCTCAGAAATGGGGCGTGAAGGAACTTTGGGATGAGTTTAAGCGCAAAGGCTGGAATAACCCAGGCTACCATTATGTAATTACTGCTGATGGTGGGATTCACCAGATGCTGCCGGTAGAAATGGTTAGCAACGGCGTGAAGGGATATAATGCTACGGCTATCAATGTGGCTTATGTTGGCGGCATCAACAAGAAGGGAAAGGCGGTAGACAATAGAACAGAGGAACAGAAGAAATCGCTTATCACTCTGCTCACTCAGCTAAAGAAGAAATATCCGAATGCTGAAATCTTAGGACACAGAGATATTTCTCCCGACAAGAATCATAATGGCGTAGTGGATCCTTGGGAGAGAATCAAGGAGTGCCCTTGCTTTGATGCTAAAGTTGAATACAAAGAGATATAGCTTATGAAATGGTATGACATAAGGTTTTGGAAATGGGCTTGCATCGGCTTGGTGATTGGAATTATCCTATTAGCGTTTACTGGATGCAAGACGAAGGAGTATATCAAGGTTCCTTCTGCTAGAACTGAATACGTATGCAGAACAGATACTTTTGCCAAGTTGGATAGTATCTACATGAAGGATTCGGTATATGTTTTTCAGAAAGGTGATACTGTTTTCCATAACAAAGTGGTTTACTGGGACCGGTATCGCAATATATATAAGGTGAAGACGGACACGATCATCAAGACAGATTCTGTCGCCGTTCCTTATCCTATAGAGCGGCAACTGACGAAGAACGAGCAAAGGCTGATGTCGCTTGGAAGATGCTATATCGCCTTTCTGTTCATACTGGCGGCTTGCTCGATTGGGTTTATTCTCTGGTACAGAAACAAAAAGTGCTAGCTTATGGCGAAGATTAGCGAAGAACTGCAGATGATTGATTCGCTCCTGATGGAATTTCATGAGCGGATTCAGAGCGGAAGATGTCTGACGAGTAGTCTCCAAAACAAAATGATGTTGAAGTTCTTGCACGAAATCGCCAATAAGGACGAGCCTATCAGCAAGGCTGAGGCATGCGGCTATGTTCATGTTTCGAGGGCTACCTTTGACCGGCTTGTGAAAGAAGGCAGGCTGCCAAAGGGTAAAAAGCGGAAAGGATGGACCGAGCTAGTTTGGTACGAAAAGGATTTAGATAAATATATAGACAGATTGGTATAGATTTCACTTTTTTTCATTTTTATTAGTTGTGTTAATTAGGTAGTAGATTGTTTCATTGCAAAAAGAAATCCCCACTCGGCTGTGATAGCTGTGTGGGGATTGTGGGTTATTTATTTCATAAACGCCATCCAAATTGTTTGGTTCTTGATGGTGGTACGATGTCCGAATATCGGTTTGTAATCGGTGATAGCCTTTAGCACATCACTAACCTTTATCTGCTGCTCGTTCCACTTAAAAATGAGTGTTCCGTTTGTTTTCAGCACCCTCATGCCCTCATGGATAGAATCGTTGATGAATGCTTGCCAATTTTCGGGCAGCTTACCATATTTCTTGCATAACCAAGAGTTCGGTCCTACCTTTAACAAATGAGGAGGGTCGAAAACAACCATATTGAATGTTTCATCTTCGAATGGCAAATTAGTGCAATCGGCTATCATATCGGGTTGCACGTCTAATTTACGTCCATCGCATAATGTGTCGTGATATTCTCTTATGTCGGTAAAAAGTACCTGTGGGTCCTGCTTTTCGAAATAAAACATACGAGATCTGCAACACATATCTAATATTCTTTGTTTCATACGCTATTCCTCCACTTTTACGCCGAAGGGAACGCCGTCTGCAAATGTGAATAAATCCATAATTCCATATAAAGACCATGCTGCATTTCCATTCAATGACATTCCACACGTATCATCATTTACACAAGTAATTAAGACATAATGTCCATCTTGTTTGTCTTTCACACAACCAAACGGATGGTGCTTCAACATTTCCTGCCAGCACTCTTCTGCGTCCTTAAATGGACGATACTTTGGATCTGGCTTTAGTCTGTATTCAAAATCATTATCAAAGCTTGGGTCTTCATCATCATACCATAATGACTTATCTCCTTTTATACATCTACTCTCTATTGCCTTTCCTTCTGCGTATGCCTGAATTATAGGCAGCAATGCTTTAGCTTGATTTCTGTTCATAATCAATCCTCCACTTCTATTTTATATTCCAATTCATCAACCAAATCACTTATTAGCTCAACCGCTTCTTTCAAAGCATCATACATATTATCTCCTTCTGATACAAGCTCATCAAGAGTACTACTCTCGCTCATATCCTCAGGAAAATCATTTGGCTTCCAAGTGATTCTTTCGTTCTTTTTCTCGAACTCTCTAGCCTTTTCTATAAGTTTTTCTATTGTCATATCAATCCTCCAACTCTATATTATTTTCTTCTGCTAAACTATCTTCTGCCTCCTCGCAAAACTGACCTTCGCAAAGTGATTCTGGGAGTGCTCTGCTAGTATAATACTCTCGGTGGCATAATTCACAGATGTTATTTCCATAATTATTTCTTAACTCTTCTCTAGCATTATTCACCACCTTTCTGACTAAATAGTCGTACATAGGCTTGCGGTTTCTGCGATATTTATTACATATCTTTTCTGCCTCTTCCTCTGTATCGCAAGTTGCAATAACTCCATCGGGATATGTGTCCCAATATCTAACTACCATAAATTTTGCCATAATTTAGTCCTCCAACTCTTTAAGTGCCTTATCACATTCTTGTATTGCAAACTTGTATGCTAAACCGAAAGGCTTTATTTTTTTACCTTCTGATAAATCTTCATGAATGCAAGTAATATAAGACTTTATAGTCTTAATGTGCTTAATAGCTTTTTCTTTACTCATTGCTTACCCTCCTTGCCTTTATAGAACTCAGGAACTCTATTTACTTCCCACCAAGACATTCCTTCATCACCACGAGATTCTATCCATACAGGTTCTTTAGTATCTTTATCTTGACAATAAACCATACCACGAACTTCATCATGCACAAAGATAGATTCTACCTCAAAATCTAAGTTCTTTAGAGTAGTATAAGTTTTACAATACTCGTCTCTTTCTCTGTTATAAGACCTAGCAAAAGATTCTTCATCATTGCATAAGTCTATTTTAAGTATCTCTAAGTTGTTGCCATTAACAACCTCTAAAAGAGACGCTTTGACATTTATCTTATCCATATTATTCTCTTTTTTTACCCTCTCCATTTTAGAGGAGAGAGTGGTTAGTTTACTTGTAAAGATACTCTTTCAATACTTTATCAAAGAAATCAATTCCAGCTATAGACTTATTGTGTTGTTTGATTACCCAGATTCTATCTCTCCATTGGCGAAGAGGAGAATCATAAACCCAATTAAATCGTGCCACGTTTGTGGCAAATAGAAAACTGCTACTATATAGCTTCTTCTTTAGATACTTACGTAGCACCTTTTTTATTATGTTCTGTATCATATTACTATAATATTTATGCTCGAAGGCGTTAAACATCAAATCTTCTATCTATTGCTTTTATCACTTCTTGTATGGAAGCAGACTCATCGTTGGTTTTTGCATATCGTCTTTCAAATATTGCCAACATATTTTTGAGGCGAATAAAATCTATTCTCAATAACTTATCATTACCCATACCTACACCTCCATTTCATGATTAATACCAAGACCAAAGAGAAAGTGCTGAAGCTCGTGAACATACTTGATTTCTATTTTTCTCCAATTCAAAGGACAAGTAAAAATCGATGCTCCTTTCTGAAAGAAAAGCATTTCTTTGTTCTTAATTGCTCTATACATGATTCCTTTACTCACAATATTACTAAAATCATTAGGGTTTACATCTTCAATTTTCCATCCATTCTTCTCTAGAATCTCAGGAGTGAGTGGAATAGGGCTAATTTCCTCTTTAAGTGAAGCATCCCAAATTCTATTTTCTCCTCCATTTTCTATAACTCTAACATAAATAGAATCATCGGCACTTGGATTACGTAACCATACCTTAGCCTTTTCTCCTCCAAAATATACCAAATCTCCTGGAATGTATTCTAATTTATCCATACGTTTTACTTTTTATCAATGTTAAACCAAAACTCGCCATTCTCATTCTTTTCAAGAAGGCTCATTATCTTTGAGAACAACACGACATTAAAAGGACAGTATGTTGTTACTTCATACTCACCTTTTGCAACCTTTCTCATTCTATAAGACTGGCTTTTGAACTCCTTCTTTTGCTTTCTGTTCTTCGGCTTCACTCTTATTGTTGATTTGACGTACATCACTTCGTCTTTATTAGATAAGCCTACGATAAGGATAGTATTTCCACACGTAGCCGTTACCTCTTTAGTTAATCCATTCATACGCTTTACTTTTTAATTACTATCTAGTTCTGACATAAAAGTTACTATAAAACCACAAATAGTAAGGAATGCAAACATGCCAATAACATCTGCCTTAAACAGAAAGTAACTGTACACTTCTAACACTCCTATCAATAAATAAGTGATACTTACAAGAATCAGTTTAAATACTTTCATATTATTATTCAATTAAAATGCAATTCTATAGTCCTTTCCTTTCAGAGAAGGTTTCTTACTGATAATGAACTTCTCTAAATCTTCAAAATCTATTGGGAAGAGCGCACAATATTTATACTTTAATGTGCAGATGAATCTTCCGTTGAGCATTATATCAAATACAAATGTTTTCATTAGATTCTACCCTTTCTTTTTCTAAGTTCTAACATTCTCCTAGTTCTACGTCTTTCCTTGCCACTAGGAGGATTACCAGCGAGTTTAAGATGTTGTATACAATCATAATCTCTATAGATATGAGCTTCATTGATTGCATTGATTTCTTCACTAGTCAATGCTTCTTTAAGTGATACACAATTTTGTGTTATAATTATCTTTGCATCGTCTCTAATCATACTTACTCCTCCACTTTAGTTTCATACTCATTTTGTAACTTCTTGACCTCGCTCACGAACTTGCTGACATCAATATCACAATCAATTACCTCTTGATGGTTTTTGATAGCATATTCTATCAGATGGGTGCATTCTTCGGTAAAACCACATATACGATCACCTTCGATGGTGTATAGATACTTGTGTGTGTTGTAGTAAGCACACTGGCAGAGAGATAATCCCTCTGAGTTGAGGCGGTCCCGTACATCGGGATTGTTGATACGAAGGACCACCATCTTACCTTTACTAGAATAGTACTTTCTGTATTTGATGCGGTCTGCAACAATGATTGCTATAGCTACCAACCACAGGATGGATAGCAAAATAATAACATCTATTTGAATTGTATTCATAACTTTTATTTTTTATTGTTTGTTTATATTAAGTCGGTCATTCTTCCACGATTTTGAATGTTCAGTTCCTTATTGACATCGTGGAGGCTGACGGTTGCTATTGTATGCGTATCGGGGTCTAATCCCTTCGACTTGCAGTAGTTTCGCCATGCATCTATGCCGAGTATCTTCTTAGAATCCTCTATCGCCTTCAAGCGATCCTCTTCTTTCTTGCGTTCAATTTCTACCTCGCCACGCATCTTCAACAAGTCGGCCTCATAAGCTATCAATCCTCTCATAATATCTTGTGGATTGATTGTCTTTCCGTTGTTGATGAGTTTGTTGTATTCACCATTGGTGAAGGCTACGAAGAAGTAATCAAGTTCGGCAGGAGTAAAATAGTGATACTTTGTGCAGATACGCTGAGCAAGCAACTGAATCTGATAATCTGTTGCATTATCGTAGGCGCCAAGATAATAGAGAAGGTCAATCAGTCGTCCTGTTACCCATCCTACGAGGTCTCTGAGTCCACCACGTTTCTGAATATCCAACATGGTTTCCTTATTCTTCTTTATAGCCTCAGTTAAGGTTGCAGGACGCTGATAGTTTGCCTTATCCCTGATGATAGGCACTCGCGATGAGTCGGGCAGCGCGCTCTGAACGTTGGATATTCCGTTGTTGCTCATAATCTTGCTTTTGAATAATTTCGTCATTCCAGCACTCTCCATTAAGATAAGTGAGTGGGTCTTTTCTGTATACAGGATCGGGCGTGGATGCTACATAGAGAGGTGTTGCTTTCATACAAGCTACCTTATCATTTAAGCTTAGCTTCTTCCACTTAGCCTCTGCCTTCTTGCGGCCTCGTTTTTTATTGTAGGCATTCCACCATTCCTCAAAAGGCGGTTCGAAGACCAACATCTGTTTTTGCTCTTCTTCAACCTCCAAGTCTACCGTCTCCACTTCTGCATGATTGTTGAACAACTCAGAAGGCTTGTAATACTTACCAGTAAGCGCAAATCTTGCACCAGCTAGAAAAGCATCTTGAAGAGGTTCGCTTTCCGAATATTTATTAGCCTCCGAATGGATTTCCTTTAACGTTTTCATAAGCTATATGATTTTGATGATTTATACCCAACCGGCACCCGAGTTCTCGAGTTCTCGCTTGCAATACTGCAAGCCTACCTGATCATCGGGTTCCGGAATCATGATACTGCGGACATTTGCGTAATCTATCACGTTTCTGATAACGCTGCTAGCCTCTGCGGTGTTGAGGGAAGTGAGAGGCTTGTATTTGCGGTTTCCTGTCTTGTCTACCTCATCGGTATAGAAGATGTAGCTGCAAACGTTGCGCTGAATATCACGAAGCGTTTCGTAGAAGGTCTGCCCTAGTTTTAGGGCGAGATAGCTAATCATGAAGTGAAGATAACTGGACTGCTTGTCGGTCTGAATGGGATGGAACTTCTTTAGTTCGATTTTATACCCACATTCTTTAGCCTTCTGAACTTCCTTTACGATAGCCAGATAGTCACGAGGATCATTAGGATTGTATACACTCATATTTTAATAATTACATTAGATTGATTACTAAACCCTTGCAAGCATAGTCGGTTGGAACACCGAGGACCTGCTGGAATTTGTTTACGGCAACATCTGGATTAAGATGGCGTGCTGAACCATGAATGAGGACGATGCGCTTGGCGGTATTGGCTGCCTTGCATTCGTTGAGATACTCGATAGAGTGAGCAAGACTCATGTGGGAAAGACGGATGCGGTCGGCTTGACTGACTATCGTCTTGCCTTCGTTTACGGCTTTCTCTAGGAGAGAATCATCATAGTTGCATTCTGCCAAGAAGTACCGGCACCCTTGAACTACATTTTCCATATTGTAGCAATCGGTAAAGAACATCATGGTTCCCATTTCCGGATGATGAATGAGGAAAGAGAAACAAGGCACATCGTGTTCTACCTTCATCGGGGTGATACTGAAAGCACCAAGATGATAGGTCTGTTCTTTAATCATACCTTTTACTCCCTTGCATTTCTCGGATAGCTCTTCGGTAGAGTAAGCATCGATTCCTGCTTTCAGAAAGTCTTTGGCATTTTTTGCATGATCGCCTTTCAGCCGTGGGAGTGACTGATAATCACTCCCACGCATTTTGATGTTTTGAGGTTTGCAACTTTCTTTACTTCCTGCAACGGACGACCTGCCTCTATACAGAGCTGCTGACCATTACTAGCCTCCAGTACGTAGCTATTGCCAAGACTATTGCTATTTACGATTATTAACTTCATATTAAATCAAACTAAACTTCTGAGCCTGTGTCTGCTCATCATGTACTTCTTCGGTATTCACGACTTCACCGGTATCAGCATTGACCGTGATAACGTTCTTTGCCTCGGCAAACTCCTCATCACGCTGAACGATGGCAGAAGGAGCCTCATCAAGGTTTGTAATGTCATTTGATTCGATAGAGAGTTCTCCCCACTTCGACAGGAGTCTTCTGAGGACAGTCTTGATGGCCATACTTTCGAAGTTTGAATACCATCCTACGCCTTCGCCACTTCCGTTGGCAGCCTGCTTGAGAGCCATTTCCTTCAACTTCTCAGCATCAACCTTTTCGCTGAACTTGACGGTAGGGCTATACTGCTTTGCGTACCGGCATACCTCATCAAGTGTCATATAGAGAAGTTTGGTAAGACCATCCTTCTTCTTGAAGTAGGCGAAGTAGCCGATTGGAGTATTTGAAATCTGAGCACCCGAAAGGTCTAGCTTTCCTGTAACCTTGTCGTAATGGTTGAACTCGCCTTCGTATACGACATCAGCATTGATTGTCTCGTACTTTCCAGTACGCATAGCCAACTGGAGATAACCTTTCGTACCGATAACGAGCGTAGGAGTCATTACTCCTTTGTTCTTGAACGGAAGGAGATACGCCTGTCCTAGCTGCTTATTGAGAGGCAAGCGAAGGGATGCTGCTTTCAGAGCCTCAGCCATCAAATCATTCGGTTTGCACTGGAGCAACTTTTCATCGGATGAAAAGATTTCCATAAGTGAGGTACAGAAAGCACCTTTGTTCTCCTTTAGTGAACTCTGCAACAGGCTTTGGTAATAACTATTGTTCATTACCGCCTGAAAATTCTTAACTGCTACTGCCTTCTGAGAAGGCTGTGCTTTTGCTACTGCTGTATCTGCCATGATTACTTCTCCTCTTCTTTATGATTGATTAATACCTTAGCGATACCAGCCAAGGCTATTGTTCCCAAAGCAAGGTTGATTTCACCACTTTCAGGAAAAAGTTCTTTTGGATCAACCTCTACTCTATCGTGGTTATCTAACCACTTCTTTATCCGGCTCGAATCCGTTCCGTCCTTCATACCTCCTCCTAACGCTAGAGTACCCTTGATAAGGTCTTTGTCAACCAACATTTCTAATTTTAAAATTTCTGCCATGATTTTTATTTACTTATATGTTTGATTAATTCTTCTTTTGTCTTAAACACTTCGCTTTCTTTCCTTGTTGGGAAAACTGCGAACTTATACTGAATAGAGCAAGGTGCCTCGCCTATCTGCTGAAAGAATACGCCCACGATGTTTGCACGTCGGATTTTGTACCCATCGAGCAGATAGACTGCATCACCTATATCGAACTTCGTCTTGATTTGCATGATGCGTTTCAATCCATTGTGTCAAGAGCGAAATGCTCAACCTTCAGTTTATCATCCTTTGATACTACCAGACGGATTTGCTGACCGCCTGTTCTTAGAGGATGGTTAACACTTTCGCATTCGTCGAGCACGACAGGAACAGATACATCATAGAACTGACCGATAGTGCGCGCGATGTCGATTCCGGCATTCACCTTTGCAGCACCATTGAGGCGGCTGTAAGGCACACCATTGTGATAACATTCGCAATAAGGTTTCTTCTCACCATCTAGTTTTGGGAGGAACAGACTCCATTTTACGAAACGGAAGTGCTGATTGACCTTGTCTTCAAGAGCCTTGCAAGACAACTGATAGAACTCGTTTGTGATGTTGAGTTTATCATCAATATCATCAAGCTGCTCCTGGAAGATGGCTTTATCCTTCTGTGCTGCTTCGATATGAGTCATTATGTTGTCGTAAGATGCTTTTGAGGCGAGGAGTCCGATGACTTCATCGTATCTGTCAGAAAGCGGCTTTTGCTCTTCATCGAGTGCTTGAAGTAACTTGTCGTTATCTTCATTGCCCTCAGATGGATTGTCAAGTTCTGCCTGCAACTCGCTTATCTCTTTCAGTACCTGCTGATACTCTTCCTTCTCGGCTAGAATCTGCTCGTAGGTTCGTGGAACATCGGCATCAACTTCTGCCTTATGCTTTTCTGCATCTTTGAGCGCTTGATGAGCCTTGACGAGTTGGTTTGTGGTGGTCTGACGATCATCATTCAGTTTATCCAACTCTTTGTTTAGTTCGGTGTATGCGCTTTGGAGTTTGGCAAACTCATTGTTTAGTTCCTTCATATCCTCTGCCTTGCGAGAATTGAACCTGTTCTGAGATTCCTGCTTAAGGAGCTGAACATCACCGAGAGGGAGAGCCTGACCGCAATGAGGACAGAAACCTTCCTTATCATCCCATTCCCAAGTGCGCTTGGCAATCTCATCGCTGCGCTTGTTCAAGTCGCTAACCTTCTTTTTGCACTCTTCAATCTGAGCGTTTATCTGAACCTCGGTGGTAGGATAGCCGCTCATGACTGCTTTGAGGTTTTCAACCGTAGATTCTGCCTTATTGAAGGCTGCGTTTGCGTTGAGAACATCGCTTTGGTGCTTGGTCATGCTATCGGTAGACTCCTTGTCTGCGCCCTGCTCCATCATCCGTTTGCGTTTTTCGGCAAACTCAATCTTCTTGCGGATTCCGTCAAGGCGAACCCTGTCTGCTCCACCTGTACGAATCTGCTGAATCTTGTTGTCTATCTCTACCAATGCTTCATGGAGATAAGCCTTTTCTTTCTCTAGATCCTCCCAAACCTGCTTTGGTGGAAGAGTCTTGTCGAGTTCGGCAAGTCTGATAGGGACCGCATCGAGTTCCTTCTGAACTTCTGTACGCTTGTGCTTGAGGTGGTGAAGGATGGCATCAATATCTTTCTGTTTGAGGAGTTCAACAAGATAATCATACTTCTCTTCGCCCTTCGTGATGTCTTCTACTGAAATGTCACCTGCCAACGACTGTAGGAATGCACGCTGATTCTGCCATGTCATACCAAGGAACAGATTAGGACAGATGCACCACGAAAATGGGTCTTCTTGAAAGATGTCGTTAACTACTTTGCCGAAATCTCCGGCGGTAGTCAATTCTCCGTCAACATAGTACTTGAAGGTGTTGGTGCATTTATCGCCTTTCCACTTGTCTGTCAGAACTCGCTTTAACGAGATTTCATCACCATCTACCAACATAACCAACTCTGATGAATGCTCTATCTCCTTGATAATATTGTGATTCTCATCGAAGGTCTTGATGTCGAGCTGCATGCCGTTGGTATCAGTACCGAATAATGTGTACATGATGGCGTTGCCGATAGTGCTCTTTCCTCTTCCGTTTTCTCCCGAGATAACGGTTAGGTCTTCTCCGAAATCGAAGACTCCGGAACGGATTCCACAGAAATTTTGCAGTTTAATTGTCTTGAATAGGATTTTCTTCATTTTTATCTTTGTTTAAAGTTTCTTCTTTTTCTCTCAGTTCCTTATCGTATTCCTCGAATGCCTTTGCTGTAGCGTAGGTGAACTGGTCGCTATTGCGCATGGCGTTCAAGATAAGATTTTTGAGGTCTTCGGGCGATGCGTGCATGAATGCGTATGCCTTCGGAATGGTTCTGTCACCCATGAGTACGATGCAGCGAAAATGCTTTGCCTCATCCCCCATCTTGTCAACTATATCAAGTACCTTCTTGATATGATTGAAGAAATTCTGTCTTATATTCTTTTTCATGATTTCGTTTTTTTAAAAACCTGCCTATCCTCACGGACGAGCAGGGAAAAATAAATTTAAAATTTATGAAAAATAACGCTAAAAACTAATTCTTATCTGTTGATCCTAAACCGCTACGAGTGCCGGTTACCTTGCCAAGTTCCAAGTTAGTATCTGGAACGTAAGTGAAGGCACCCTGACAGATGCGTTGGGAATAAGGAATAACGAACTTGAAGCCGAGCAGACGCATGATGCGATGCTTTAACCTCCATCTTCCAGACTTGACGATGGCATGAACTTCTTTACCATATCCGCAATCAATCAAACCTAGAATTACATCAAGATTTGCTCTAACAGTGCCTAGATAGTCGCCATGTAGCCAAGAAGGGAAATAAACATCCAACAACATACCTTTGCCAGACATACCACTACGTGGCTGAATCAACATCTTCATGTTTGAAGGAAGTTGTATCTTGAACCCGAGCGGAACGTAAAAACGTTTGTTTGGAATTACTTCCGTGTCCTTACTGCAATGAAGGTCGTAAGCGGCATCCGTCTCATACGACTTCGTTGGGAAACACCCTTGTGTTACCAATTCTACATTGATTTTTGTACCTGATTTACTCATTATTATATATGTGTTATATTTACTTCTCGATTAAGGGTAGAACATTATGTTTCTTCAACTCTTCATACAAGAAGAGTCTGCCTTTCTGCGTCCACTTTGTGTGCATAACAGAACCGGACGAACCATCCTTATGCTCGATAGAAATAGTATCTGACTGCACATAACCGTTTGGAAGATACTTAGCATAGAGAATCCATTGACCGCCTACCTTGTGCTGAATACCAAAGTTTCTAAGAAGAATATTAAAAGACTTGGCTGACTGTCCGTAGTCTTGTGCTATCTGAGTTGTCGTGACGGTCTCCTTGCTCGCAAGAATCTTGTCAACATAGGTAACCTTCGGCTGCATGGTTGCTATTGTTCCACTTAGCTCAACAATTTCTTTCGAACTTGCTGCAAGTTGTCTTTCCTGTTCTTCAAGTTTCTCTGCTTGGTCTGCTGCGAGTCTCAAAGCTTCGGCGAATGTTGTAGGTACCTTGATGAGGGATGCTTCTTTGGTTTCAAGCTCTTCCCAACGTAGAATCAGCTTTGCCCTTGCCTCATCGTTAAACTTGGTGGCAATGTACAGGCATTCGGTCTTATTCAGAACGTAGCAAGGCCTACCTTGATTGTTGGCATCCGTGTAAGTGCCGAGCGGAAATTTCCGTTGGGCTATTTTCTCCCAAGCTGGTTCCATTTTTCTGATAGCTTCAAGTACATCAGAATGTCGCTTTCCGGTAACCTCAGCAATCTCTAACGAGGTCATAGTTTCATTCTTAAAAATTTCACTTCCATTCGTCATAATTCTTTTCTATTTTAAGTTTTTCAACCTCCTTTTTGTAGAACGCTATGAGTTCTTGTAGCTCGAACAGAGACCAATTCTTGGCTTGACGATGTTTCCATTCTAGCAGTTCCATCTTCTTTGAGCCAAGTTTCTTTTCTAGATACTTGCCCAAGTATATCAGATGAGAGCTATTGAATCTGTTATCATATTGGCATTCGATAGTCACATTGTCCGGATCAAATCTCGTTGCCATGTGAATGCGCCCCCAATAATGGCTTGCGTCTCCTTTTGAGAAAGGTAAGATGCGTCTGCAAGTAGGACATTGAAATACGCCCTGCTCGTTTACGTCGCGAAGTCTTACGTAGAGAGAAAACCATCTGTCGAGCCTCTTAATAAGTGCTTGCTTGCTAAGTCCGGCTTTCGCCTTTTTCTTCTCTTGTTCCTTCTTGGCTTTATCCCAAGGAGTCTTCTTTATAGGTGTCCTCTTGAGAGGAGTTTTTCTTTTTAAACCCATATTGCATGTAGTTATCATTTGTAAAGTTTGAATACTCGCCCTCTGGCTTTCCGATGTCTGAGGACACATTTTTAATTTTCGAGTTGAGGATATTAATTTTCCTCAGCTTTGACTCGAAGATTCCCAAGGGTGCCCAAGGGTTTCTTTCGAGTTCTCTGTATATTTCGAGAACCTTTCTCCGGTACTTGTGAAGAGTAGGTTCGGATAAATCTATCATAATCCATTGATTTTGAAGTTTAAGTAAAACCTGCCTATCCTCACGGACGAGCAGGTAAGAGTCAAAAATTTTTTTAAAACAATGACTGCTGCCGCTGCAGCGAATAATTATACACAACAAACTAATAAAAATAGTCCACCTTAAGGATTCGGACCCAACTTCCCGATTTGATAAGAATGTATTAAGGATTTACACAAAACAGTTTCGGGCGTGCTACCAGTTACACCATCGGTGGATAACGGCATCATGCGCTACCATGAATTTAAGAGACATGCTCACCGCTTTAGCTATCAGTCATAAAGACTGATGCTCGTGGATCACCTTATAATGACTTAACACTATTCGACTTTACACTTTTCCAATATTTCAAAGAACTTATGCCCACAAACGGACAATGGGATTGTTCCGGAAATCGCTATATATAATAATGTATAAAACGAAAGGTGCCGGTAGAATGCTCGACCACAACATTTCCTTATGGTTCGTGGCGCATGAATTCAACGCAAACAACTTATATTGCCACTGGGTCTATACCGCCACACACCTAACAATTTCAAGAATCATTATAATAACAATATTCCAAAACTATTTTGGGGATTCGAGGCGAGTTGAACGCCTTTGCTCGGGTTGTTCCCCGCTCACTCCGAGTGAGATAGCTCGATTCCCATGTATCACTCCTATGCTCACGCACAAGAGTGAATTGTAACTAGTAACCAACTCTATCTATTGAAGATAGGTTTTACAAATAAGAAAAAGAACCTTTCTTAAGCAATCGTTTACTCTATGCTCACGCATATTCAGTTTAAAACGCATTTTGTCTGAATAACTAATCTAAAAGTTCAACAGCCAAATATTTCACACATTTACACACTCACTAGTTGTGGCACCTGAACAGGCTCTGCTCCATATCTATTCAAAGCACAAGAACGAATGTCCTGAGCCTGTTGGCTATTACTTCGGTAAGCTAGAGCATTGTAGACAGTAGCCTTGCCACAACCGAAAATTTTCATGATTTTAGGAATTTTATCTTTATCAATCAAAATTTTTTCTATTTTTACTACCTTTTTCATATTATTTTTTTGTATCTTTGCAACATAAATCCGTTTAGAACGAGTTTTATTCTCGTTTACGGATGCAAAGATACATGTTTGTAGGCAAATATCCAAGAACATAGACATTTATTTATAGTTAATTTACGTATTTACACATTTATAAACACTAGCAGTATGGAAGGATTAAGAGATAGAATCAACGAGGTAAGAGACCATTACAGGCTGACTAACAGAGGGTTTGCTGATGCTATCGGGGCAAAACCTGCTGCTACGAACAATTATTTGAACGGAACAAAGGAGCCTTCGATGGAGTTTATAGACAGAATACTGACTACATACGTAGACATATCAGCAGATTGGCTACTTTGTGGCAGAGGCAGTATGTTTTACGATGCAGACAAGCAGACGGACGAAAAACTGCTGAAAGAACTAGCAGAAACAAAAGTAAAGTTGCTAGTACAGGAAGGAGTGGTTAAGGAGTTAAAGCAAATCATCAGCGAGAAGATTGCTGAAAGAGACAAAAGCCTTGTTGGCTGATACGATAAAGGGGAGTCTTCGCAAAGAAGGATCCCCTTTGTTATGTTACATCTTGCCTTCGAGGGCATCGAAAGCAGATTGTACGTCCTTATTTAATGTACGTGCGTATCTAGTAGTCTGACGCAAGGTAGTGTGTCCTAGAACCCTTGCCACGATGTTGATAGGCATTCCCTTAGACAGGAATAAGGTTGCAGCAGTCGCTCTACCCATGTGGGTATGCAATCTGTCAACTCCAACCATCTGCCCGATCGCCTTCAAATAATCATTATACTTCTGATTCGTCATTCTAGGCAGCTTGAAGTCATACTTCTGTAGTATCTCCAGGGCAGGTTTGAGAAGTTGGAATACGAAATCCGTATCTGTCTTTGTTCTCTTAGCGTGATAGAACATTTTTCCTCCTATCTCCTCGCAGTTAGTATAATCGAAGGATGCAAGGTCAGAGTACGCAAGTCCGGTGTAGCATTGAAAGAGGAACAAATCTCTTGCATGAAGAATATGAGGTGTTGATAGTTTCAGTTTCTTGATGGCATCAAACTGCTCTTCTGTGACACAATCAACATACTGCTTTTCTCCCTTGCCAATATGGAATGGCAGAAACTTATAAGGATTCTGCTCAATAAGTCCGTCTATCATCGCATCATTGATGAACAACTTGAGATACTTGTGATAGTCGTAGATGGTACATTGAGCCTTATTCTGTCTGTGGAGATACTCATCCATCGCACGCACCTTCGATACATTGCAGTCTTTGAACGACTTTATCTTCCCCCATGATTTGAGGAATTTGATAAAGACATCGTAGCGTTTCTTGGTATGCTCGCACACCTTACGCTCATTTCGTCTTCTCTCGCAGTACTCGATAAAAGAAGTTCCTTCGTCTTCTCCGTTCATTAAGGAAATGACGGCATTCAAATCATAGTTTCCTTCTTTCACCAACTTCTCAATGACCTCATGCGCTCTAGAAGTGTATGCAGTCAATAAGTTGTTGAGTTCATCTGCATCTTTGCGCTTGATTATCTTCTTTGTGGTATCAGACCATTGATTTGTTGTCACCTTGATACCGGTAGAATAATACTTGCGCGTACCCTTTGTACTAAAGCACAATTCGATAGAAACTTCCTTTTGAGATGTTCCACGTTTCTGTCGATTGTGAAAAATACTTAAATTAATTTTTGCCATTTTGGTAACATAAATTTTGAAGGTTGGTATCATTTTTGTAACACTCACCTTCGTTCAACAATTTGTGTGAATGATACAAACCATTGTTATTCAGATAGTTATCCCAAAAATGCGTTTAAACTAGTTTTAAACCAGTTTAGAAAATCAATCTTTATGACATATCTCTTTAAAAAACAAAAAGCAATCTATATAAGTACCTGTTATTCAATACGTTATATATACTGCTTATTTGATTTTTTCTTGACTAAACGTTGCGTTTTTACGCATAAAAAGTGATTCCGTTGGGGTTCGAACCCAAGACCCACAGCTTAGAAGGCTGTTGCTCTAATCCAACTGAGCTACGGAACCAACACTTTTCAAAACGCAAACCAGCTAACCAATAACGCAATCAGCCACTTTTCTTATTTGCGGCTGCAAAGGTACATATATTTTTTGAATACACCAAACTTTTTCTCACTTTTTTCTTTTTTTATGCTTAAATATCGCAAAAAATAACTACCTTTGCATCCGTTAGGAGCAAGAAACAGCATTCTGACCCCGAAAGAGAAGAGATTTTTATAACGCATATTCAAACATAAAACATACGCAA